AAAGGCGGCAAAGATTGAAAGTTTTCAGGCAAATCACCATGATAATAAGCAGACATAATGGCTGACAACTTTGAGTTGTAAACCGTTGATTCACGATCATCCATACTCATGCTATTAAAAAAATCACGTATGGTCGAGTTAGGGATAATTGTATCAATCCAGTTTTGTGATGGATAACCACCAGAGGCTACATTGACGGCCTTATCCATCCACGGAAACTTCTTGCTTAATTCAGTAAGGGCAAGGTTTACAAACGGGCTAGTGCCAGGCATCTTGATTTCTGGTAGCACCGTAAGTAGCGAGGCTGTATTACCAGTAATAGATGTTGGCAACCCTTGAAATTGGCTAAGGCCAATAGCATTTAAACCACGAGAAAGAGCATTGCCAAATTCGCCAAGTCCTGGATAAACAATGTATTTTTGACCATTGGCATCTGTATGTACAAATCCAGGGTTGTTCATACCTTGCTGGATAATTTGAAAATCACGAAATGCCTGAGGATTGGTCAAGATTAAACGACCCGTACGGCGTATAGCCTGCTCTTGCGCAAAAAAGAACGGAAGCAAGTTACGGTGAATGACGGCAAACTGGCTACGAATTGCAGGGCTGTGAATCGCTGGAATCATCTCTTTGGTTGCTTGTAAAGCAGACAAGCGAACAGCCTCATCACGGCTAAGCAAACCCATGTCAATTAAAGGCTGGTTTGCCAAACGACGACGTGCATAAAAATCGTTAAAGATAGGCTGGCGAGATACAAAATCCATCACTGGATTTACAAACTTACGGTATCCTTTTTCTTCAACTTGACGAAGCGCATCTGACATTCTTGGTTGCACACGACGGCCAAGCACGCTTAATGGTGCTTGCTCCGAAGGCAATTGGCGAAGTTCTTTTCCAGTAACTTGCTCACCCTTGGCAATCTTGTTAACAAGATCCATGTTAACTACGCCATTAGCGCCCTTGACAATACCGTGAAGGTAGTCAATTTGTGCTTTAGCAAAAGATTCTGGAACGGCTTTTGTATAACCATCCATTGTAGAGCGATAGTCTTGGTACATGTTGAGATTGCGGATATTAGCCGCTTGCCCATCTACAAGACTTGCAAATTGCTCGTCAACAGACATGTTTTTGAATGCTGGGTTTTTTGACTCGTTAAGATAAGCACGCGCAATATCTCTTTGCGCTTTATCCATACTGGCCATATTCACGTTCTTGGCCCAGTAATCATGCATATGTGGATCAAATTGAGTTAACCCAGCAAGTTCTTGGCCAGGAACCATGCCATGCCCACGAGTCTTTGTGAACATATCAATTTGATCTTTAGCGGCCATCTCCTGCGATGCTGAGTGAGATGAGGCAATGCCCGCAGTAGGAGAACGACTACCCATTACATCTTGGTACTCATCCATTACCTTGATTTTGTCTTTAACAAGGTATGAAAAAAGATTAGACTTAAGAAACTTGCCTGCTACCCAGCCTGCTGGCATAATTGAATAACGGGCATCGCTAACACGGTTAACGGCATTATTCCATGCAGACTTACTAGATATTGCGTTGTTGGCAGCATCATATGCCCGCTTTGCAATATTTTCCCTATTTTGAAGTTCTTTGGTAACTTCTGTTTCAGTAACTTGTTTAGCAACGCCAGTTTTTTGCTCTGCCTCGATAGCATCTTTATCTGTTTCTGAAAGGCCTTGGGCAATTGTATCATTGTGGTAAAGTTTGTATTTATCATCTAAGTTTTTAGTTGTGGCAACAAGAACATTAGACAAATAACTGCCTAGCCCACGACGCATAACTTGATGAAGAGCCTCACCTGTAGATACGCGTAAGCCAAAGGCTGGTGACAACAAGGCTAATGGTGCAAAAATGACGTTGGTGTACTTGGTGAAAGAATCGTCAACTGGGTTATACAGTGCGCCATAGGCTTTTGCTGAGCGTAACTGTTGGCGGATATCGTGCAAGTCAAGCATGGCACCTTTATAACGTTGACCGACTACAATGGCCATAGACTTTGGGTCAGCCCCATATTCTGATTTAAGTTCTACAGTACCAACATCTTTTCCGTCAAGTTTACCATATACGCCATGATCCGCCTCTGAACCTACGGATGCATCCTTAAGTTGGCTAAAAAGAGGGGCGGCTTGTGCGTTTGCAATTCCAAAGTTCTTCAAAACTTCTTGGTGAAGTGTATGCAACATGGCCAAACGGTCTTCATCGCTAGCGGCAGTCATAAATGCAGAAGCGCGCTCAAGTGCCACGTTATGTGGCATGGAAAGATATGCAATGTCATAAATGGTTTGGCCCAAATTAGGGTCAGACATATCAACTTGCTTGGCGGATAGCGCCATTTCATCTTTGTCAAAAGACAGCGGGCGACGACCAGTAAATGTGCGGACCTTGGCAGCGAGGGCATTCATCGCATTGCCTGGGGCAAAGATAGCAGGCTTGTTTATTTTGAATAGTTGCTCGCCAGTAACAGGATCAACTTTAGGTTGTTGCAAGACATTGCCAGCAGAATCTGTTACATTTTCCATAACAGCGCTTTTACGAGGCAACAACAAGTTAACTTGATCGTTAAATGTAGAACCTTGCAGACTGTTCTTTACACGATCTGGGCCAACTTTCTCGCTGAGAAGTTTGCCTACGGAACGTGTTGGAAGTTTAAGCGCACCAAGCGCTTCGGTAGAACTATCCGCAAGTTCTTTAGAATACAGCGCTTGCTTAAAAATTTGGGTTACTTGATCGGCGTTGCTTACCTTGGAAAGAGCAACGGACATCGCTCTTGACCAACCATTTTTAACACCATAGGTATTGGCGATATCAGCAGCGGCAGTTTTTGGAGAATTGACGGCTTTGTCAACAATATCGGCAATAGCGCGATTTACTGGAGCCGCACCAACGCTGTTGAGCGCCAAATCCAATTGGTTGGCATCGTGTACAACCAAAGAATTTGAAAGAAAAAACTTTTGTAATCCCTGCCCAGAAGTTGCCATAGGCAATGCTGCGGCGACAAAAGGCTTTTGCGTGTCAGGATCAATTTTAACTATTGGCTTGCCATCGGCATTTTTAAGTACATTTCCAGCCGCGTCGGTTTCAACGGCAAGAGCGACTTCATCGCCACGTCGAACAGATGCTTTCATCTTGCCCATTGTGGCAAGTGGGTCTGCTTCAAAATCAAATGAGGCATCAGCAATGCCAGATACGACTTGGCCCACACCAGTATTGGTATTGGCAAGTGCGCCAAATCCAGGTATGTTAGATAACCCATGCGCTAAATCTCTACCAGCGGATACTAAATAATTTGGATCATTAGATTTGTTATACGAATCTTGAAATGAAGGAACTACGCGTCCCATAATTTGACGAGTGGCGATACCGCCAAGTTCGGCTCCAAGTGCGGCACCAGCAATGGTGCCTTCTGGTCCACCTAGTGTGCCAATAACCCCGCCAGCAACTACGCCTAATGTGCCGAGTAACCCCGCACCAAATCCATGATCTGCGTATAGGCTATGAATAAACTTATAATCTTTTTGAATTTCTTGCAAAGGCTTATTGGCCCATGACATGGCGGTGCCGATTGCTTTACCGACAACAGGTATTTTTGTAACAGCGTTAATCGCTTGACCTGGCAGGTTCTTAATATCGTTCCAAAACCCACCTTGCGCTGGCGCAGGGGCAGGAGTAGGATTGCTAACAGATGCCGTATCGGAAGCAGGAACCGTTGCTGGCAATGCTGGTACAGCGTTAGGCGTCATTGACGATATTGGCGTATTGGATTGGCTGACCAAGTTTATTGACCCGCCTTATCTGCCATAGATTCCATTGGTGACTTAATTAATGCATTAGAAATATCTGGTGTATCTTTTAATGCGTTACGTAACCATGCACCAGAATTGTAAGTTGCGATATGGTCATCTAGCGCATTAGCAATTGCCGTTACATGCGAAGTTGCAGCAAGGGTATTAAACACTTCTTGGCTTCCAGACTGGATACCAGCGGCTGCAAGTTCAGGATTTTGCTTTACAAACATTGAATTGCCTTGAACCATATCGTTAGCGCTGCTAACGTTTGGAATATTTACTTGGCCATCCATGATTTATTTTCCTAACGCGGAGGCAAGTTGCTGCAATTCTGGCGAAGCATCTGGATGAGAGGCTAGGGTTTGCACTAAACTTTTAGCAGACTGTCCGCCTTGCATTACCTGACTTGGGTGAATGCCAAGGGCTTCTGGTCCTGGGCCTGCCCCAAGTGGAGAACCTGCTGTGACAGGTTCGTTGGGACGCTGTGTGGGCGCCGTAAGCGGCGTAACAGGCATTTGCTGTGCTTGTCCTTGAGACTGGCCATTAGATCCTGCCTGTGCCACTTGTGATGGAGTCATCTTTTGACCCTGAATACTGGAAGCAGACATAGGCGCTTGCGCCTGTAAGTTTGCCATCTCTTGTCCATCACCGTAATTAGGCATACCAGAGATATACCGTTGTGCTTGCTTTGATGCTACTCCGCCATCGGTGCGTTGGCTTAATGCGCCAGGGAGTGATGGTGTTGTCGAAGGCTTTGCTGCCTGTGGCATACCTATTCTCCTTTGTTTAATGTCTCGATGGTTCGGGCTGCATACTCGTGGAAAGATTTTTTGTCATCCACGAAACCTGCTTGGGTGTCTAACATGTGTGTTAGCACGGCAAAAAACTCTGATGCTGTTTGGGAAAACAGGGCAAAAACATCCCACTTGCTTAGGCTTGTAGGCGCGTTGCCCTGCTCCTCATTCAATTATGAACGTGGCTTGCTTGCAGTTGTGCCGACACCCTTTGTGCCAGAAGGCTGTGCGTTGTACTTGATTGTTGATGGGCCTGGCTTTGCGGCAGATGCCTTAGGCTGGATACTTGTCTTTTGAGTTACAGCATCAGACGATCCATGTCCACCTTGATTTTTTGGTGAAGGAACCTTTGTTGTCAATGATGATTTAAGTGTTGCCATGATTTTTCTCCTATAGGTTTTGTCGGCCAGATAATTACGCTGGCTGCCTTCTGGTTACATTTGCCGAAAGGTTCGGCTGGCCAGAAGACGATAGGCCCGCTGCTAACTGCTGTAGTGCGGAGGGTGCTTGCGGTGGTTGAGGAAGCGCCCCAGCGGGTGCCTGACCAGGTACACCAGGTGCTGGTGGTTCGCCTGCGGCTGCTTCCTCTGGGGATACTGGTGGCGGAGCAAATGCTGCGACGACCAAATCTTCAATATTATCTCCCGCTTGACGGCCTTTAATTACTGCGGCCATTGCAGTCAAAATCTTTGTTGGGTCTTGCCCTTGCGCCGCCATAGCAGGCAGTGCCTGTGCATAAGAAGCCATTGCCTGCATGAGTGAATCACGCAATTCTTCGACTTCTACCTTTTCCTCTTCTTTGGTAACATTCATATCCCAAGGCATCTGACGACGCAAGAAGTCACGAGAGATTAACTTATCTCCACGGGCTTGCAATCCAAATACCAAAGCACGGTTTGGATCAAGCCCAGCCATCATGCCGTAAGACACATCTACCCAATAATCACCAGCGATGTCTTTTAATGGCACATAGGAAATTTCATAAGGTGCGCCAGCAGTTACGCCGCGTACTTCCTTCTTGACATCTCCAAATAGTTTTTCGTCCATCTTGAAACAAAGACCCATAACATGGCGAAATGTTTCGGCAAATACAGCCTGCGCTGTCTTGACCTGTGTATCAAATCCACCCATGAGGGCTTCAACGCCACGGCCTGTAACAATAGAACCAGACTGTTGGCCAAGGCGGCCTTGAGGGTAACGTGAGCCAACACGTAGTTCTTGATCTAGTTCGCTAGTTTCTTGAAAGATTCCGTTAGGAATGTCAAGTGATACACGACGAATCTTTTCTGGATTAGCAGAGCGGATGGTTGCGTCTGGGCCAATCTCAATTACGTTTACATCTGATGGCAAAGCAAACGGAGCCTGAACAGACTTTTGCGCTGCTTCCAATTGAAAGGTAGCCATACGTGCGCGAGCAACCTGCACCCACATGATGTCGTCGAACTGCCCACGTTGGTTCTCGTCTGAGTCAACGCCTGGGCGGATAGCCAATGCAATTGGCAACTCGTCAAGCAGATTAGCGGCACGTTCTAGGACAAGGTTAGCACGCTCTGGTACAAACAAAATTAATTCTTTTTTATCCTGATAGCGGTAAACTTCAAGCATGCGCTCTGAGTTGCGGTTTTCATACTTTGTCAAGATCTGTGATTGCAATTCAGGGAAGTCATTGCACAATTCACGAACTGATTTTTGATAACGCTTGGTGTAGGAAATCAACTTACCAAAACGGTTAAACTCTGGGTATGAGTTAATCGGATTATCAATGCGGATAATCGGGCGGTTGTTCTCATAATCTGGCTCAATGATGAATGCGAGCATTCCAAAAGTTAAATAACGGTCTGCGCCTGAGTACATCATTGTCTGGAGGTTGCAAGAATAGCGGTAGCCAGCAACAATCATTGTGCGCTTGTCTGCACGCTTGCGTGCTGCATCTGAGATTGAGTCAGTTGTGTCGCAGTTAAATGCTGGAAGCGGAGCAATAACTTCTGCTACGTCACGTGCCGCAACATCAATGAAGTTAGCCACCATAGGCTTTGGATATTCTTCTGAGAACATGCCAGGAAAGACCTGTTGAATATCGCCTTGGCGGATTGCCATAAGGTCAGCCCAACGAGA